AGCTTGGGTTTGATTACCCACGCTCATAAAGTTTCTAACAGTTAGATTTTTAATTTTAATCATAGGTCTCTATAAATCTCCAACAAGAGATTTTTGTCATATGCTTCACTATCGATAGCATTGATTTGGTTCATAACAATTGTGTCAACGCTTTCAAAATTGATATCAATGGGTGTTGCTGTAGATTCTACTTCTACTTTTTCTGGAATCAGCATAAGCTCACGCAAATTATACTGCGGAACAAACTGCTCTTTAATAAAATTAGCTTCTTCAAAAGTAATAGGCAAGTCAATAGTTACACGACAATGCATCTTTTCACGTAGTAGTGTTTCCGGACTATCAATAATTTGACTTAGTTTATATGTTCTAAATGTAGGTTGTCCAGGCCAAGTTTTATATTCTGGCTTGCCACCCCATTCTAAAATCATCATACCACGATCATCATCACCTGCATCTGCATAGTTGTGCGGGAAAGCATTACCAATATAAGTAATGTTACCTTTGCTTTGACGCTTGTGAAAATGTCCACTAAACACATATTCTTGATTGACAAAGTGATCGCTTTGCAACTGTCCGTGATCCGGCATCTGTACCATTGCGTTCATGTAAAACAAGGGAAGTTCTAAGTGTCCAAAAATGTATCGACTCTTCATCTTAGGAACAGCCTTCCATTCGTCGCCTACTAGCCAAGGCATAATGGTTACATCGCCTTCAACAAAGGTATCTTTGATTGGAATTACATTAGGAAACAAACGCATAAATTCAACAGAGTTGATTTCACGTTTGTCTTTATAGAATAGATCGTGGTTGCCTAAGATGAAATATACTTTTTCAAAAGATTGACTCAACTTTTCTAAATTAGAAACAGTATAGTTCATAGTACTCACATCGGTGGTACTACGATTGTGATGCCAATCGCCCAAGAAAATTGCTGTTTCGCAATTTTCCCGCTTCGCGGTTTCGCAAAACCAATTCACGAAATCTTCGCAATCTTGATTATGTGTACGGCTTCCAGATTTTAAACCGAAATGTATATCGGTGAAACAAGCAACTTTTTTGAATAGTGACATAAGATCTCCTTAGTTATTGTACTACATTTAAAACAACAAGGTCAATCCCAATCACCGCCTCCTGTGTCCGTAATAGTAACTGGTCCAGGTCCTGTATTACCAGTTCCACTGTTTTGTCTAGTCCAACTTGGATTCATACCATTCATTTCTAAAATATCATCACGGATATTTTGATTACGTTTTTCAATATTGATAATTCTAACAAACGAATTAGTAACTGCCGCGGTATAGTAAGCAAATGGATTATCGGATTTGCTTTCATCGAATTGCAAACCAATTTGTGTAAGTTGAAGAATTGCTTGCCCACGCATTTCATCGTTGTAAGTATAACCACGGACGTTGCCACGAGTTGCATATCGTTCACAAAGTTTAATAAACATGCGAGCTAGGTTATCAGTCATTTGCCCGTGGTCCTTGCTAAACACACCTGTGGTCAAATCACCTTTCCAGTGACTTTTTCCTACTAAAACAAGATTATTATTTTCGTCAAACTTCCAATGTTGGAAAGGAGGAAAATTTACCTTATCGTGACTATCGGCAGTATTTTTTAAGGTCTTTTTGCGACCAGGTGCTAATGGGATATGTTCAAATGTCATGACCCTAAAAACTACATCGGTCTTAGCAATTTTCTTATAATCGATTTCAAAATCTTTAGCACTTTGTTTTTTGCCCGTAGCCTGTACTGCGGCTTCGTGAGCTTGTTTTGCCAGTCTTGATGCTCTATTTCTTTTAGCATCTGCAATCGTTCTAATATTGATTTTTGCTAGACTAGGTACAATTAGATCGTAATCTGCACAACTTTTATCTGCATAGTAGCAGTATGTATTTTTACTTAAATGGATCTCTCGTAATAGATCTTTATTAGTTAGGTACTTTATTTTAGGTACTGTAGTTATAATTGTCATTAGTTGTGGTTCTCCTATTACTTATATAATAGCACATTTTGTCAAGAATAAATAGACTAAACGGAGAAAAAGAATGTCTTTATCCATAAATCCACTGGCTCAATTAGTCCAATCTGTACAAAGCTCGATAGGTTCAGCAACTGCATCAGCACAATCAGGACTTAGCAGTCTTGCGTCATCTAGTCTATCAAAAGCAGGACTAGATAATACTGTTTCTAGACTGTCAGGAGACATAGGCAGCGGGCTAAACGGCATGACAGCAAGTATAGGCAATAGTATTGATGCTGGACAAAAATCCATCCAAGGGCTAACTGGAGCACTAGGTGGACAAGTTACCGGAGCACTAGGCGGAGTAGCTAACCAGGCAACAAGTTTAGTATCTTCTGTGGGAGGCATCGCTGGGTCAATTAGTAATGTTACAGCTGACGTTGCATCATCTATAAACAAATTAGGCGGCGGCGGACTAGCAACAGGACTACAAAGTTTAGCAGGTACAATTTCAGGTGCTGCCGGAATGTTAAACAACTTGCTAAGTTTACGCCGAGGTGCAAACTTGCCAGCAAATGGACAATTATTTCAACAACGAGGAACAGTAGTTTCGATGACTCCAGTTCCAAGTGCTGACTGGCGTGTTCGTTTAAATTGTAACTGGGAATTATTTAATTCTCCAATGTTTAATAGTACATTAAAAGAAACGGGAGGGTTGGTGTATCCATACCTACCAACAATCACAGTTAGCACAAAAGCAAACTACACACAAATTGATCCTGTACATAATAATTTTCCATTCCAGGCTTACAAAAACAGCCAAGTTGATGATATTCAAATTTCTGGAGAATTTAGTTGTGAGAATGAACAAGATGCCTACTACTGGATTGCGGCAACGACATTTTTAAGAACAGTAACAAAAATGTTTTACGGTACTGGACCAAACGTTGGAAATCCTCCTATTGTATGTCAGCTTACTGGTTATGGTAGTAATATTTTTAATACAGTTCCTGTTATTGTAAAAGCTACATCGTTTGATATGAAAGACGATGTCCAGTATATCAAAGTGCAAATGGGAGACATGGCACAACCTGCATGGGTTCCTATTATGAGTACTATTTCGATTACAGTAACTCCTATATACAACAGAAGCAGACTCCGTCAGTTTAGTCTAGAAGATTTTGCTAGCGGCAAGACAGCATCAACAACAGGATTCCTATAATATGGCTAAAGCATCTTATAAAAATTATTCTCCCTACAGCCAAACAAAACAAAACTCTATGTACCTAGAGTTATTAGCAATACGACCAGTTCCAGCAGATGCTGATGATTTTCTATACACAATTGAAAATCATTATACTCATCGCCCTGATCTATTATCTTATGACCTGTACGGCACTCCTAAACTTTGGTGGGTGTTTGTTCAAAGAAATATGAGTGTTATTAAAGATCCTATTTTTGATTTTGTGGCCGGGACACAGATATACATTCCAAAAAAATCTGGTCTAGAAAAATATCTAGGAATATAAGATGGCAGATTTATTTGCAACAGCTACTACAATTGGAAGAGACATCGGGCAGGCAGTTACTAATCTAACAAAACCAGATGGAACACCAATTGAAGTAACATCTATAACTTCTTCAATTACGCAAGGTATTGCATCTACAGCACAAGATTTAAGAGCCGCATTGGCAAACAGTTCTCTTTTACTTCAAACAGCAGATGCCGCATCAATTACTACGTCATCAACAAATGCACAGCCAGTACAACGAGGTATTCCTAATTTATTAGAAGGCTTTGCATCTTACACGCCTTTGTTTACATTGGTTGCTTTAAAACCAGAAGAAGTAAACAATCCTTATCTTTATAGAAGTTCAGTGTATGCTGAAAATCAAGTTATATTTTCTTCAGCAGGCAGATACGATGCAGAACGTGTGCGCACAGCATACGGGCAACCAGAGTATTTTATCAATAATTTCCATATGACATCTGTGATAACAGGCACAGACAAAACAGGAGCAACCAACGCAATTAGTTTTGAGTTTGATATTTTTGAACCATACAGTATGGGGTTATTCTTACAGAGTTTACAAGCAGGAGCATTAGCCGCAGGCTATCCAAACTATCTGAATAGTGCAATCTATATGTTGAAGATAGAATTTGTTGGATATGATGACAACGGAAATTTATTCAATGGACCACAACCTAAATTCTTTTTAATGACCTTAAAGAAAACTTCGTTCTCAGTAACTGAGGGAGGTAGTACATATAAGTTTTCAACTATTCCACATAATCATGATGGGTTCAGTTCTGTAAAAAATCAGTTGTATACTGACGTATCGTTGTCTGGCGCAAAAGTAGACGAAGTACTAGTCTACGGTGAAAGAAGTTTAACAGTTGCGTTAAACGAAAGAGAAAAAAAATTAGTTGAAGCAGGCGTTGAAAAATCTATACCAGATGTATACGAAATACATTTTCCTGAAACAGCAAATACACCTATTCCGGGATTAAATCCGGGCGATGCAGAAGCACGAGCCACAGTCAATTCTCAAAATGCTACAGTAATTAAAAGTGCTTCCGGAACCAGTGACACAGACTTTGGTCAAAATACTATTGGTTCGTCATCATTTAACTTTTCAGCTGACTCTGGCGGAAACTATGTAGCACCTAAAGCCTCGCAAAGTTATGATGCTAAGACAGGCAAAGTTGACAAAGATAAAATCACAGCCAGTGCTACCGATAGAACTTTCCAATACAGTCAGGGATCATCTTTAGTGCAGGTAATAACACAAGTAATTCTCGAATCGCAATATGCCAAAGATGCAATTAAAGATGAAAATATTGATGCCGATGGTAAAGTTGCTTGGTTTAGAATTGATGTGCAGATGCAATTATTAGACTGGGATAAAAAACGAAACGATTATGCCAAGCGAATAATTTTTCGAGTAATGCCTTACAAAGTGCATAGTGCTAAGTTTGTAAATCCTGGGGCAGTTCCTGTTGGGTATGATTCTCTTGAAGGTAAGATTATCAAACAATACAATTATATCTACACAGGACAAAATAACGATTTATTAAAATTTGATATACAAATCAATAACGCATTTTTTACAGCAATATCGCCTGCGGCTCCTACAGCATCGGGTAAGGTTGCTAACCAAGACCAAAAAGGTACCGGACAAGAACAAGTTGAAGTGTATACAGTCGATGAAGGACCAGACGGTGCTCAGGCAGCAACAGGAGCATTGGGCGGTAGATCGATTAAATCTGATCCAGCCGCAATTAAATTGCCGTTTGGTGGATCTGGAAATTTAACACCGGAACAAATGATCGCTAATAACTTTCACAAGGCATTTTTGGATACACAAGCTGATATGATTAAAATTGAAGCAGAGATTCTTGGCGATCCGTTTTGGTTAGTTGACAGCGGGATTGGAGGATACATTGCTCCTGCAAACGCATTCAATGAACAAGTGACAGATGATAACTCGGCTAACTATGAAGCTGGGGATATGTATATCTATATAAGATTTAGAACTCCAATAGACATAAAAGAAGGTAACGGAGATTATTATTTCTTTGACAAATCCGATAGCCCGTTTAGTGGGATTTATCAAGTAATTAAAGTAGAAAGTAAATTTACAGATGGCGCATTTAAACAAAATTTGTCATGTGTTAGAATGCCTCTACAACCAAAAGACTTCGACGGAAAAGTTTCCCCAACAAAGACTTCTACATTTATGTACAAAGACAAAGGTGCATTAAAACCATCAACATCGCCGGTCGATGCAGATGTAAGTATAGATCCAACAGATCCAGAAGGATACAACGGTCCAGACGGCGAATCGATAGCATCATAAAGGAAAACAATGGCAACAGAAACACGACAGTCGGAAGCAGTCAGTAAAAAAGAAGGTGACATAGGCACAGGTCCCTATTTGGCTAAGGTAGTAAGTCAGCTTGATCCGTCTTTTATGTCTAGTCTAGAAGTTACACTATTGCGTGAGCAAGGTAACAGTGTCGGTGATGAAAGTCAAACCTATATTGTAAAATACATGTCTCCGTTTTACGGCAGCACCGGTTATGAGTTTATGGGAACAAATACCGGAAACGATGATGCTTACAACGATACACAAAAAAGTTACGGCATGTGGTTCTGTCCTCCAGATATCGGCGTAACTGTAATGGTTATGTTTGTCGATGGTAATCCAGCAGACGGGTATTGGATCGGATGTATTCCAAGTAGATTTGCCAACAACATGGTGCCAGCAATTGGCGCTTCGGATGTTGTAGATATTAGCCCAGGGGACAAATCAAAGTATGCTACAAGTATGCCTTTGCCTGTAGCGGAAGTAAACAGAAAAGTAAACGATCTGTCTAATAGCATGGCAATGGACAAGTTAAAAAGACCGGTCCATCCTATCGCTGATAGATTTTTAGAACAAGGACTTTTAGAAGATGATGCTAGGGGTGCTACGACTAGTACTGTTCGTAGAGACATACCTAATATGGTGTTTGGTATTTTAACACCAGGACCTTTAGATAAAAGAAGCAATGCTAAAAAATCTTTTGTTGGTAGAAAAGAATCCCCGAGTCAAACACCCGTTCCTGTGAGCCGACTAGGTGGTACTCAGTTTGTTATGGATGACGGCGATGATAGATATCAACGTAAAAAACCAGCCAGCGAAGGCGGCGTAGAGTATGCAGATATTTTAGCAGGCGAAACCGGTGATGCAAATATTCCTTATAACGAATATTTTAGAGTTCGTACAAGAACCGGTCATCAATTATTGATGCACAATTCAGAAGATTTAATCTATATCAGTAATGCTAGAGGAACGGCTTGGGTAGAATTGACCAGCAACGGTAAGATTGATATATATGCTGAAGATAGTATTAGTATTCATGCATCAACTGATTTAAACATTCGCGCCGATAGAGATATAAATCTTGAAGCCGGTCGTAATGTGAATATTAAAGCCGCCGCTGATTATAGCAGTGATAGTGCTACAGATAGTAATGGTAACGATAGCGGTAGAGTGTATATTGAAAGTAAGTTTGACACTAAAATTATCATTGGACAAAATGGTAATATCACCACAACTAAATCGTTGTCTGTTTACACAAAAGTAGACAATAACTTTACAGCAGTGGGCGCAACTAATCTTAAAAGCGGTAAAACTAATAAATTTACATCAGCCGGTGAAACACATATTAAAAGTAGCCATCATTACGAAACAGCTGGAAAGATTGATATGAACGGTCCTGCGGCTGCTTCAGCAACAGAAGCTAAACCAGCAGTACCGTTAGAGCTCAGCGAGAACATTGTAACAGACGGTACATTAGATTGGCCATCGACAAAGTACATTGCATCAACTCCACTAATGAGTATCATGAAGCGGGTCCCAATGCATGAACCGTGGCCATTGCACGAGAACTTTGCGCCAACGTTTGTAACACCAGACGAAACAGATAGGGAAGTATAATATGGCAAAACTATATAATCAAAAAACAGTATCATCACAAACTGCATCTATCGGAAACCAAGGTCTATCAGCATTTACCTATAAAGGTTTTAGTTCAAATGAAAATAAAAATGGTTATAAACTATACGATATTGATCTAGTAAAACAAGATATCATGAATCATTTTTACATTCGTAAAGGTGAGAAATTAGAAAATCCCGACTTTGGAACAATTATTTGGGACCTGCTGTTTGAACAGTTTACTGACGATGTTAAAAAAATGATTTCAACAGATGTTGAAACAATTATCAATTATGATCCTAGAATTAGTGTAACATCGGTACTAGTAGATAGCACAGATCAAGGAATTAGAATACAAGCAGAGATTGTTTATCTGCCGTTTAACCTAGTGGAAAAGATGACTTTTGACTTTGATAGACGCAATCTTAGTATTATATAAGCAGTTTATTTGTACCGATAAATACTGTATAGGATAGTAAAAATGACCGCAACGACAAGACAAAATAATTTAATTTTAAACGAAGATTGGAAACGTATCTATCAGACATTTAAAAATGCTGACTTCAAAAGCTACGATTTTGAAAATCTCCGTAGAGTAATTATTGATTATGTAAGAGAAAATTATCCAGAAGATTTCAATGATTACATTGAAAGTTCTGAGTATCTAGCACTAATTGATGCTATTGCATTTTTAGGACAAAGTCTTGCGTTCCGTGTTGATTTAGCCAGCAGAGAAAACTTTATTGAATTAGCAGAACGTAAAGAAAGTGTGTTGCGTATTGCAAGAATGTTGTCATATAATGCTAAAAGAAATCTTCCTGCAAAAGGTCTACTAAAATTTGACACAGTGACTACCACTGAAAACATCGTTGACGGTAACGGTAAAAATTTAGCACAACAGCTGATCATTTGGAACGACCCTACAAACTCTAACTGGAGTGAACAGTTCTTATTGGTATTAAATGCAGCCATGTCTGATAATACAGAATTCGGTCGTAGCCAAGGATCAGACATTATTCAAGGTATTCAAACAGAGCAATATCGTTTAAGAACATCCACAAGAGATGTGCCTATCTATTCCTTTACTAAAACTGTAGCTAGCCGTCGTGTTGCATTTGAGCTAGTAAGTACATCGTTCAAAGGTAAGAAAGAAATATACGAGGAAGATCCAGTTCCAGCAAACCAATTAGGGATTATCTATAGAAATGACGGAAAGGGTCCTGCAAGTTCTAACAACGGTTTCTTTTTAATGTTCAAACAAGGAAGTTTGGAGTTAGCCGATTTTAATATTCCTACTCCAACTACTAACGAACGAGTTTCTATTGATGCCGCGGGTATCAATAATGACGACATTTGGTTATTTTCTAGAAGCCCATCTGGCGTCCAAACAACCAAGTGGACACAAGTTCCAAACTTAGTAGGTAACAACATTGCTTACAACAGTTTAACAAATCAAGTTAAAAACATCTATGCAGTAACAACTAAACAAGATGACAAAGTTGATCTAACTTTTTCAGACGGAGTCTACGGCAATTTGCCACAAGGCGGCTTTAGAGTTTATTATAGAGTAAGCAACGGCTTGTCATATTCTATTGCTCCTAGTGACATGAGAGGAATTTCTATCACTATTCCTTACATCGATGCTAGAGGAGTATCTCAGTCGCTAACAATCAGCATGAGTCTAAAGTATACCGTTAGCTCGTCAACACCAGCAGAGTCTATCGACACAATCAGAGCAAATGCTCCGGCACAGTATTATACACAAAACAGAATGGTCACTGGAGAAGATTACAACCTAGCTCCTTTAACTAGTTCACAAGATATTTTAAAAGTAAAAGCCATCAATAGAACCAGCAGTGGAATTTCTAGAAATTTTGATATTATCGATGCCTCTGGAAAATACAGCAGTGTTGATGTATTTGCCGATGACGGTTTAATTTACAAAAATCAAACAGAAACAACATCAAGTTTTAAATTCACTAATAAGATTGATATCTACAATTTCATTAGACAAAAATTAGATCTGTATATTTCTAATACAGATGTTTATAATTTTTATCTTACAAAGTACACAAAAATTACATTCGTTGATGCTACCTCTCTTTGGAGAACATCGACGGTTGGAACAAATGTAACTACTGGATATTTTCAAAACTCCGTTGCACAAGATTTGTTAAAAGTTGGTGTTTACACAAACAATACTCTAAAGTATTTGACACCAAATTCACTGATAAAATTTGTACCAGGCGTTGGCAAAGCATTTAGAAAAGGAAAAATTGTAACAGCAGATGCAACAGATCCGTTACAGCAACCTTATATATGGACCAAGGTAGTTAGCATCGTAGGCGATGGTACTAATGCAGGTAGAGGTACACTAGCAACCGGATTAGGACCAATTCAACTTAGCAATATTATTCCAGATGGTGCTATTGCTGATCGTATTCTTCCTAAGTTTGTTTCTAATTTGCCATCAGCACTTGAAACTGAAATTGTAAATTTAGCGTTTGCTAATATCAATTTTGGTCTTCGTTATGATGTAACAGATACAACATGGAAAATTATTACAGCGGCAAACTTAGATTTAGTGAATGATTTTAGTCTTGGTAAAACAGGAGACATTACAAATTCTAATTTAGATGCTTCTTGGATAATCTCTTTTGTTAAAGAACCTGATAGATATCTTGTTCGTGTAAGAGGCATGGAATACATTTTTGGTAGCATACAGAAAAATAGATTTTATTTTGATCCTGCACAAAAAATTTATGATAGTTTGACAAACGCAGTTATTAAAGATAACGTACGAGTATTGGGTATCAATACAAACAGTGAAAAGATTTATCCATTAGTACAAGATTTAACTTTTGAAATTAGTGATAGCATACGTTTTGATGACGGATATCAAAGTACATCAGAAATTAAATTAGCTTTCTATGATAGCAATGATGACGGAGTGATCGATGATCCAGACGAGTTTGAAAGAATAGTTGGCGCCGACACAACAACACCACCACCTTACATCTTTTTCCAACAGGTTATTGATTCTACAGGTGCTAAAGTGTTCCAATATCTTGATAATTCTAACGGAACTGTATTAGTTTTCCAGAAAGAAAGTCTGGTAAACATAAATGACTATAGTGATGGTCAGCTAATTTATTTTTACGACAGCACAGAAAATGTGATAAAACGTGTCAATAAAAATACAAATACTTTTGTTATTGATAATTCTTACAGAGCAAACATAGGCAGAGCAGGATTAAAATTCCAATATTTACATCATGCAAATGTTGATAGACGCATTGATCCTAGTGCAAGTAACATCATGGATGTTTATTTGTTGACAAGATCATACGATACAAGTTTTAGAGATTACCTAATGGGTGCAACAACAACACCTCCAGAGGCACCTAACTCAGATAGTTTAAAAATTAGCTTTGGTGGAAATCTAGATACTATTAAATCAATCAGCGATGAAATCATATATCATCCTGTTGCTTACAAAGTGTTGTTTGGAGCTACAGCAGATCCTAAACTTCAAGCAACATTTAAGATTGTAAAAAATCCAACACAGTCAATAAACGATAACAATCTTAAAGTTAGTGTAATTACAGCTATCAATGAATTTTTTGCTGTAACGAATTGGGACTTTGGTGATAAGTTTTACCTATCAGAATTGATTACCTATGTGATCAATTCTACAGCACCATCTATTTCAAATATGACAATTGTTCCAAAACAAGCAGATCAAACATTTGGTAGTTTATTTGAAATACAAAGCAGAGCAGACGAAATATTTGTAAGCGGTGCAACCGTTGACAACATTGAAATAGTTTCAGCAATCAACGCAACAGAAATTGGCGCAATTTCTGGTACAGTAATAACATCTACGAGTAATTAAATATGGCCAAAACGGAGTATCCAAAGAGTCAGTTGCCTATTAGAAAAACTTCTGAGTTTCTACCTAAAGTATTTCAAACTGATACCAACGATAAGTTTTTAAGCGGAGTATTTGATCCGCTAGTACAACCAGGCACATTAGAAAAGGTTGTAGGTTATGTTGGCAAGAGATATGGAAAGACTTATAACGGCAACGACATCTATCTTGACACTGACAATACTTTAAGAAGTAGATATCAGCTTGAGCCTGGTGTAGTAACAAAAGAAAATGGTCAAACAACTAACTTCTACGACTATATTGATTTTAAAAATATTTTACAATTCTTTGGTAATACAGAAGAGCGTGATGATGTAATTGATAGACAAGAACACTATTCTTGGAATCCCCCTATTGACTGGGATAAGTTTATCAACTTCAGAGAATACTACTGGGTTCCAAGCGGTCCTCCGCCGATCCATGTATACGGATTAAATTCAGATGTAACAAGTACATTTAGAGTTAAAACAACACCACAGTCGACGTTTGTATTCTATCCAGACGGATATACAAATAATCCAACTATTACTTTATATAGAGGTCAAAAATATAAATTTGTTGTTGATGCTGTTAGCGATGGGTTCGTAATAAGAAGATCCTATGATACTGGATCTTTAACATTCCGTCCTAATCTTTACTATCCTGCAGGATCGTTGGTTGTCTTTAACGGATCACTGTGGAAAGCTAAGGTAAATGTAAATCCTCAGGACGGCAGTACAATTGATTCAAATTCTCAAGATTGGGAATTTATAAGTCTTGCATCAAGTACTTCATCTTTGGATTATGATTCAGGGGTTATAAACAACGGCATAGAATCTGGAACAATAACTTTTGATGTTCCTTACGATTCTCCCGATGTGCTATTTTATCAAAGTATTACATATCCAAACAAGTTTGGTCGTTTTTTAATTGGTAACATAGAATCAAATACTAAAATTGATATTGAAAAAGATATCATCGGAAAAACAACCTATAACAGTGGTAACGGGATAACTTTCTCTAACGGAATGATTGTGTCATTTGGTGGATCTGTACTTCCTAAAAAATATGCTACTGGAAATTGGTTAGTAGAAGGAGTTGGAACTGGAATCACGCTAACATTATTCGATAGCTTAGTAATTCCTATCCTTAGTGCTACGGTGCCTGAAGTGTTATTTGACAATGAAGGATTTGACACCGCGCCATTCGATGATGCTTCTGCGTATCCAGGAACTCCAGACTATATTACAGTTTCGAAGAGCAGTATTGATGCAAACCCATGGTCACGTTACAATCGTTGGTTCCACAGATCTGTTTTAGAATATGCACATAATTTATCAGGTTCAAGTTTTGAATCAACAGAAACATCAAGAGCAAAAAGACCAATTATTGAATTTTTGCCTAATTTAAAATTATACCAACACGGTTCAATTGCAAAAACAACAGTTGATTATGTTGACACTTATACTACCGATGTGTTTTCAAACATCGAAGGTAGTAGTGGTTATAGTGTTGACGGAGAAACATTGTTTGACGGAGCAAGACTATTAGTAACAGCCGACACAGACAGTTTAGCAAATAATAGAATCTATGAAGTAAAATTTATAACATATAATAATGTTAAACAAATTACATTAAAAACAGTTTCTGATACTGAATCGATTATTGGCGAAACGGTTTTAATTCGTCGAGGCAAAACAAATCAAGGATCGATGTATTTCTTTGATGGCTCAAGTTGGATGCCAAGTCAAGAAAAAACAAAAGTAAATCAACCACCTTTATTTGATGTATTTGATGCTAACAAAGTTAGTTTATCTAACACTGAGTCTTATCCTGTTACAACATTTGCAGGAACACAAATAGTTGGCTACACAGTAAATCCTAGCGGCATAAATGATACGCATCTTGGTTTTCCGATTAGTCATTTGAATATTGATAACGTTGGTGATATTCTGTTTACAAACTTCTGGGATACAGATGTTATTTCGTATGAAATTGATAGAACCAGTTACAAGAAGAATATTAGCACTGGGTTTTATAAATTCAATGGAACCGACGAATATGCCAACGGTTGGGTAAAAACTGATAATACCTATCTACAACCTATTATTGATTCTCAGATTATATCAACCGCGACAAACATTGTAATATTTACAACAGTAAATTGGGACAGCATTGATAGTGATACAACTGCTGAAATTTATTTTTATCTAAACGGATCTCCATTAAAATATACCTATGTTAGAGATCGTGGAACATTTACTTTTAGTTCCTCGTTTGCGGTAAACGATGTAGTATCGGTTAAAATATTTTGTAACTCTGCACCAGATACTGGGTATTATGAATTACCTTGCGGATTAGAAAGAAACCCATTAAACGAAATTCTAAATTCATTCACTTTTGGTCAAGCTACTGATCATGTTAGTTCGGCGTTAGAGTTTAACAGCAATCTAACAGGTAGACTGTTGGGAAGTAATAATCTTAGAGACATTGACGGATATCAAACCCATGCCAAGAGATTTTTAAAGCATGCAAACATTGCTCCTATATCCTCTGTTCTTTTAATTGATAAAAAAATAAATCTAATTAAAGCAATTCGTTATGCAAAAAAATCATACACTGAATTTAAAAATAACTTTTTGGCAACTGTTGAGAATTTAAATTACGACCAAGACGTTCCTAATTTCATTGACACGGTAATTGCTGATTTAACAAAAGCAAAATCAAATACTAGTCCATTTATTGATTCTGATATGTTGGGTAGTGGAGCTTTCAACTCCTTAAAATATACAGTCGAAGATACAGGGATTAAAACTTTTTATATATCAGAAAGTTTTAATTTACTAACTTTGAGTCGTCAAGCAGTTTATGTATATCGCAACAACAAACAATTGATCCACGGCAAAGACTATGAATTCAATGCCACATTCTCTTTTGTTACTTTGTTGATAGATCTTGTAGAGAATGATTCTATTGAAATTAGAGAATATGCGTCGACAGCATTTAGTCATATTCCTCCTACACCAACTAAATTAGGTCTTTATAAAAAGTACCTACCTAGAAAATTCATGGACGATACATTTGTAACTCCAAAACAAATGATTCAAGGACATGATGGAAGTTTGATTACTGCCTTTGGTGATTATAGAGATGACATAATTCTTGAATTAGAACTAAGAATTTATAACAATATTAAAATTCAATATCGTGAAGACCTGTTCGACAACGATAAAATATTAGGCGGTTATTATAACACAGGAGTTTTCCACAAGCCTCAACTTGATAAGATTATTATTCCTGAATTTTTAAACTGGATTTCAAACACCAACGTTGATTATATACAAAACACTTATTTTGATGATCAAAATAGTTTTACCTATACCTATAATCGAATGGCTGATCCAGCTAATACAGCCCAGCTTCCTGGTTATTGGAGAGGGGTATACCTGTGGTTCTATGATACTGTTAGACCCCATACTTGTCCTTGGGAAATGCTTGGGTTCAGCGAAAAACCAACATGGTGGGACAGTGAGTACGGACCGGCTCCCTACACTAGAAACAATTTAATATTGTGGGAAGATTTAGCCAACGGTATTATAAAACAAGGCGATCGTAAAGGTATACATAATCGCTACAAGCGACCAACATTATTAAAGCACATTCCAACAGACGATGAAGGACGTTTGCTAAGTCCACTAGATTCTAACCTTGCACAAAACTTTGCATTGACCAATAACAGCGGACCATTTGAATTGGGTTCAGGCTCACCTGCTGAGTATGCTTGGTTATCAGGAAGCGAATATCCATTTGCAGTTATAATTGCATTGTCATTACTTCAACCTTTTGAGTTTATTGGTCAAAGTTTTGACAGATCAAAAATTACTACAAATAAACTAGGGCAAACAATCAATACGGTATCTAATACTTTCGTAACAGTATCAGATCTTTCAACAGCTGAAGTAGGTGGTGCACTTGCGTCCGGACTTTCTCAATATATTGTTGATTATCTAAGAAATGAAAATTTACCAATAACAGATCTATCAGATAGATTATCACAAATTGATGTTGCATTGTCATACAGAATGTCTGGCTTTGTTGACCAAACACAACAAAAATTTATTTTAGATAGTAAAAATCCTAAATCTACATCAAGCAATATTTTTATCCCTAATGAAAATCAAGAAATTTTCTTCAATGTTAGTGCTCCAATTGCTGACATTACATATAGTGGAGTAATTGTAGAAAAAGTAGCCGAAGGCTGGAAAATAAGTGGATATGATAATCTACACCCTTATTTTTACTACTATCCACCAGTTCCTACACAGGCATCTGGAGTCATTTCAGTCGGCGGAGTAAGCGAAGAATTTTTAACTTGGACCGCAAACCAATTCTACGGTAACGGAGTAATCGTAAGATATCAAAACATCTATTATAGAAGTTTAAAGAGTCACACATCCGTTGATGTATTTGATCCTACATTCTGGAAAAAACTTGCAGATTTACCTAAGAAAAATTCTGTTGATGCATACAGAAGAAATACCTTTGATTATTTAAATGTTGCAAGAATGACATATGGTACTGTTCTGCCAACAATTCAAGATGTGGTTGATTTATTTTTAGGTTACGAACAATATCTAATATCAAAGGGATTTGTGTTTGACAAGTACGATTCTGCTAACAAAATAAATCAAGATTGGACAACCAGCGCAAAAGAATTTATGTACTGGACTTCCCATAACTGGTCTGTGGGATCTTTGCTAACTATTAGCCCAGCGGCACAAAAATTAAATGTATCTTTTGCTGTCGGTGTGCCTGATAATTTATTAGACAGCTTCTATGACTATCAAGTTTATAGAAGCGATGGAAATCCGCTGGCTCCAAATTTTATAAATGTTAAACGTGATTTCCAAAATATCACAGTCGAAACTACAAATACAACTGACGGCATCTATTTCTTTAAAGCATTTTTAGTGCTTAAAGAACATGTGGCTATTTTTAGTGATCGTACAGTTTTCAATGATGTTATCTACGACAAGCCAACTGGTTATCGTCAAGAAAGAATTAAATCAAGAGGATTTAGAACAGTTGATTGGGATGGTGATTACACTAGTCCTGGTTTCTTGTTTGATAATGTAAACATTTCAGTCTGGCAACCATTTGTTGATTATCGATTAGGCGATATCGTTGCATACCGATCACATAATTGGGTAAGCCAGGTAAATCAACAAGGTCAAGAAACATTCGACAATAACAATTGGACAATCTTAGATTCGACTCCTACAAAATCTCTAGTTCCAAACTTTGATTATAAAATAAATCAGTTTGACGATTACTATGCTTTAGATGCAGATGGACTAGAGTCAAGTCAAAAATCGTTAGGACGTCATGCAATTGGTTATCAAACTCGTGACTATCTACAAAACTTATCCGAGGACGATGTAACACAGTTTCAATTGTATCAAGGGTTTATTAGAGACAAGGGTACGTTAAATGCCGCTTCTAAAATATTTGATAAACTAAGCAAAACTGCAATCGATGCAATTGTGTTGAACGAAGAATGGGCGTTTAAGGTTGGAACATTTGGCGGACAAGATCAATTAAATGAAATTGAATTTCAAATAGACAAGGCTAATTTCCAAGTAAATCCGCAACCAATTTTGTTTGTTTCTTCAATTCCTGGAACATCTATTTTAGATCAATATTATAGAATCCCAGCATCGGCATTTACAAAGACTCCTTCGCCATTTACTATAAATCTTTTACCAAAGACTGATGTAGATTTATTACAAACACCGGGATACGTTAGCCTAAACCACGTTGACTATGCAGTGGCCACAAAAGATGATATTTTGAATATAGATATTGCTGGTACTAAGGAAGGCGATAATTTCTGGATAACATTTAACGGAACATCATGGACAGTTTTAAGACTGACTAAACAAAGTTTACTGAATATTATTTCAGCTGTTAAAAAAGATGCAACGGTAGAAATTACATTTAACATGCGTCACGGATTTGCCGTTGATGATGTTATCGGAATAACAAACATTCCAAACCTAACAGGTTTCTTTAAAATTACAGCAGTGACACAACTTACAGCAACAGTTGGTGTAAGTAAGACTGCAAAAAATCCTTCAGTGGATAACAGTACAATTTTACAAGTATATTCTTTTATAACTGCTAGAATTCCTACAGACGCATTACAGACTCCTTCTGTAATTACTCCTTTGCAGACAGCACTACTTCCGCAAGGTTCAAAATTATGGATTGACGTAGACAGTGAAACCAATGGTTGGAAAGTTGTACAAAAAAATCAGGTGTTTACCTACAAGGGAATTATTGACTACGGAACAACAATACCACAAGGTGCTGGAACAGCATCAGTATATGTTGAAAAGTCTCAAGAGACTATCACAAGTATGCCTGCAAACAGTCTTGTTATTGCTTATGTAGAAGGGATAAACGGCTTACAAGTAAAAGAAATATTGAGCCCAGATATTGATCTAATATCTTTGCTTGGTGGGTCGTTCGGCGAAGCATTAGCAGTTAGCCCAGATGGACACTTTTTAGTAGTTGGGTCACCTAGAGCATCTGGAATCATTTCGGGCTTCATGGGGAATTACAACAACAGATCTGCATATGCTGTAAACGATATTGTATTATACGGCGGAAAATTATGGAGAGCGGTCAATCCTGTTATCGGTGACGGAAGCACAATCAATATTGCTTCGGGCGATTGGGAAGCAGTTTCGTTGATGACTTGGGATCCATATGAAGGCAGAGACACCGGATTTAGAAATCAAGGCATGGTTCATGTATACGTATGGAAAAATAGCCAATGGATACTATCTACTGCTATTGTAAGCCCGCGTCCAGCATTTGATGAATTTTTTGGTACTAATATTTCTATCGGTAAAGACGGAACAGACTATTGGATGGCAGTAACAGCTCCCGGCTCATTAGATAATCGAGGTCGAGTATATCTGTACAAGTTCAACGGCACATCCTGGGTACAACATGAAAATACCAATTATTTTGGTATCTATGACATCCACACAACATTCTATCCCCAAGGAACTATTGTTTGGTTTGATGATGCATTGTGGCAAGCAGTTGAAGACATTTACAACGATGGTAGTACATTAAATTACAATCTATGGCAAAAAGTAGATGAAATTTCTACACAAAGTTCATTACCAACTAATGTTGCATTATTAGATGACGGGTCGACAGTGGCCGCAGGATTACTATCACCAACTGATCTAGCTGAACTAACTAAACAAGGCGATGGTTACGGATATTCAATGAGCATGAATAAAACCGGATCGGTGATAGTTATCGGCGCACCTTATAGTGACGGACAATATTTTGCAAATTATCGCGGACTATGGAACAGTTATCAAGAATACACAGAAGGTGATGTTGTCAAGTATCAAACAACATACTACAAACTGTCGGACAATATTGCTGAATCAACAATCAAGAGTATCAATCAGTTACCGACAGCAGGTGTTCCATGGACTGCCCTTGATATTGAATCAACAAACAAATCTGGTAAGATTTATATCTATCAGAGAGATGCTAACGAAGTTTACAAATTAAAACAAACAATTACCTCTGGTAATCTTTCAGATATAAATGATACTGGAGTTTCCGTAGTTTCTAAATTTGGTGACAATCTAGGATATTCTGTAAGTGTTGATGCTACAGGAACAGATATTGTTGCAAGTAGTCCTAGCGCCAGTATTGATTTACAAACTCAGGGATCTGTATTTTATTTTAATGCCGCAACACTATCTAATCCAACATGGAGATTAAAACAACAATTACAAAGTTTTGAAACTTACAATAATTTGTTGTTTGGATCTTCAGTTAGCATAAGTTCTGGCTCAGAAAGAATTGCGGTAGGTGCAAAAAATGCTCCTTACAAAAAATATACAACGTTTGAAGTTGGCACTACCTTTGACAAGGATGCTACAGTATTTTCAGACTTTCAGGGATATGCAGGTCAAGTATATTCTTTTGAAAGACTCAACGGTCGATATTTGTTGACAGAAAAATTATATGTTGATAATTTAAAAGCAAGTGAATCGTTTGGAGAAAATGTATTTGCTACCGCAAATACTATTACAGTTGGTTCGCCTCATTATACAGTGGATAATATTGCTGTTGGTATGGTTAGAACATTTAGAAAAAATCCAACAACTGATTCTTTAACAATAATTGCACAAAAAGAACCGCTAATTGATCTTTCTAAAATTAGAAATATTTCTTTAATTGATAATGTTAAAAATGTTAAAATACAAGATGTTGATTTAGTTGATTATGCAAAATTAAAAATTCTTGGAATTGCCGAAGAAGAAATTAAATTTAAAACGCCATACGATCCTGCGGTGTATACTGTTGGAACAGAAAGTCAGGTAGTTGATTCTGACTCTGCTTGGTTCTCTAAACAGAAAGGTCAATTGTGGTGGGATATTTCTACAGCCAAGTGGGTTGACTATGAGCAAGGAGATGCAACATATAAATTTGGTAACTGGAATTTGTTGGCACCTGGTGCAAGTATTGATGTGTACGAATGGGTTGAAACACCGCTACTGCCAAACGAATGGAGTGCGTTAGCAGACACGGCTAATGGTTTATCAAATGGTATTTCTGGACAACCACTATATCCTAATAATACTGTATACTCTGTTAAAAAATTATTCAATCCTATAACACAGCAACAAACACAAACATTATACTACTACTGGGTTAAATCTAGCACAGTATTACCTAGTAATGTTCCTGGAAGAAAAATTTCAGCAGGAGCCGTTGCATCATTGATTAAAAATCCTGCCAGTACAGGAACACCGATGTTGGCAATTGTCGACAGCGACAAACTGTTGGCATATAATTTCCCAGCATCGTTATCGTCTGGCACAGCCTTATTGAATATTGAATTGTACAAAGATGGAATATTGGTAAATCCTGTTCACCGTGAATACATGTTGTTGTCTGAAGGTGTAGCATCCAGTGTACCAAATGATATGTTAGAGCAAAAATGGATTGACAGTATTATTGGATTTGATCAAGCAGGTAACACGGTTCCTGATCCAAAACTTCCAGTAAAAGAAAGATATGGTATAAGTGTTAGACCAAGACAATCTATGTTTGTTGATAAAACAAAAATATCCAAGATTGTTATAGATCGAGTAAATTCTATCTTAGCAACACAACCGTATGCAGATACATTGAATTTCACTAATTTAAATTTAGCAGATGAAATTCCGGTTGAAGGTTTGAACGAATATGATCTTGCAGTTGACACACTAGTTGATTTGGCTCAGATTGGAACATTGCGTGTAACGCAGGCTGTATTGCAGGCTAATATTATCAACGGAGAAATCGACACTATTGATATTATTGATCCTGGGTTTGGATACAAACGTGCTCCTTTTATAATTATTGAAGGTGGCGGAACAGGAGCTACAGCATCGGTTACTATTGATAATCAAGGCCGAGTAAATTCAGTAACAGTTCTTACACGTGGTAAAAAATACGAATATGCATTAGTAAAAATTAGAAGTTATTCTATTCTAGTTAGAACTGACAGCAGTATCAATAATTTCTGGGCAATTTATTCTTGGGACCAAGATAGACTAACTTTCTATAGAAGTAAATCACAAGGGTACGATACTACAAAATATTGGTCGTACACTGATTGGTGGGCCGACGGATACTCTACTAAATCTAGAATCATCCATCAATTAGATGCATTATATCTAGAACCAACATTGATTACTTCTCCTGGCGATTTATTAAAGATCAAAGAATATGGTAACGGCGGTTGGGCGGTATTAAATCGTGTTGAGACCGGTACTGGAAATATTCTAGGAAACTACGTATTAGTTGGCAGAAATAACGGTACAATTGCGTTTAATGATTCTTTGTACAATAAACTAGATACTCCGATTGGATATGATAATATTGGATTCTATGATACTGCATTGTATGATTTAGAACCATCGAAAGAATTTAGAAATATTTTCAAAGCAATTAAAGAAGATATTTGTATAGATGATATTGCAGTCGAATGGAATAATTTATTCTTTGCCAGCGTTGCTTATGCGTTCTCAGAACAAACAACAGTAGACTGGGCATTTAAAACTAGTTTTATAAATGCAACACACAATGTTGGATCTTTGGAAAAGAAATTAAATTATAAAAACGATAATTTGCCAGCTTTCCAAAAGTATCTAGAAGAAATCAAACCATATAGAACTACTATAAGAGAATATACAAGTCGATATGATTATCTAGAATCATCTAATACTAATGCAATTGACTTTGACTTGCCACCCGTATATTCGACCAGAGACGCAAAAATAGTTCCAGTAGGACAAGGTTACAATTTATTTGATCAGTATCCTTGGAAATTCTGGGCCGATAATAACGGATTCTCAATAATGTCTATTGAAGTGGCATATGCAGGTACTGACTATATAACTCCGCCGTCTGTTATTATTGAAGGTAATGGATCAGGAGCCAAAGCCAAGGCATATGTTTCTAACGGAAAGGTTTCCGGGATTCAAATGCTAGCATCTGGATCTGGATATACTTCTACTCCGACAATAACACTAGTTGGCGGCAACGGGTCTTCTACAAACGTTGCCAAAGCAGTTGCTATTTTAGGCGAAAGTAAGGTTAGAGTATTTGACCTATCTTTAAGATTTGATAGAATCACTAAAGAAGGTCTTTACAAACAGTTCACACATGAACAATCATTTACTGCCCTTGGAAATACAGCAGTCTTTAATCTTGCATATGCTCCAACAAGAGACAAGAGCAAAGTTAAAATTTATAAAAACGGTCAGTTAGTTCTAAACAATGAATATGAGCTACAATTCTATAATTCAACAGTTGATACATATCAGTTATTAAAAGGTAAGTTGGTATTTTTTGTATCTCCGTTAGTTGGTGATGCGATCACAATAATCTATGAAAAGAATGATCTGTTATTAGATAGCGTCAACAGAATTCAAAAGTACTATGCACCTACTTCTGGCATGGTTGGTAATGATGTCGGTCAACTAATGACAGGTATAGATTTTGGCGGAGTGCAGATCCAAGGAACTACCTTTGATGTTACTGGTGGTTGGGATGCTCTTCCATGGTTTACTGATGGTTGGGATAGCGTTGAAGCAAATTCAGATTATTATGTAGTAGTGGACGGTAGTACCACAGAAATTGCATTGCCGTATGTACCGGAGTCTGGCAGACTAATTTCAATTTACATCAAACGTGCCGGGACACAAAATACAATAAGATTAGATTCACCAACCCACGAAATTGATGGATCCGGTGAAATGCCAACATTTGTAGGTGATGGTTCAACTAATATTGTAGGACTATCTGATTATATTCATACTCATGCAGGCGACACGCTAATTTTTAGACCGTTTGATAGTGACGGTTCAGTATCTATTACTGATCCTAACTTGTTAGATACAAAGGTCAGTGGCGGATCATTTAGCAGTTTGAACGGAGCATACTCAACAGCTACTGGAACTACAGCTGAAGAGATTTCCATTGATGGTAGCAAGTTTATTAGTCCTGAACAAGTACCTGCACCAGAAGAAAATGTTCCAGGGCAAGTACTTGATAGCTTGTCTATCAAAGTATTCCAAACAACAGAAACCGGAGCATCGCCAATCCACAGTACTGTGATAATTTCAAATGGCACTAAGACACATTATCCTATTGGACTTACTATTACCGAAAGCAATTCTGTTTTGGTATACGTGAATAAAGTTCGATCAGTTGATTATACAATTGACTTTGTGTCAAATGAAATTGTGCTAACCAGTGCTCCGTCTGCAGGGTCTTTAATTGAGATAATTGCTATCGGACGTGGCGGAGCCGCTTTGTTAGACTATCAAGAATTTGTAGCAGATGGATCAACAACATTATTTTTAACACAGGCTGAATACTCTTTAACAAAGAATGTATTTGTTACTGTTGATGGTGTCGAAGTTGATACAGGTTTTTCAAATAGTACAGTTATTGCTGCCGATACAGGTGCATCAATTCTTCCAGGAAAAACAATTGTACAATTTGCTGTAAAACCAGAACGCAACCAAGTTATTAAAATTATTGCTCTAGGTACATCTGCGTCAGACAGCGGAACACTTTCAGTAATTAGAGTCAACAATCAAACACTAACATATGACGGTAGCACACGTTCGTTTGCACTTGATAAATTTATTGATCTATCAAGAAGCTCGGCAATTTCATCAATGGTTGTGTTATTAAACAATAAGAAATTACGTGGACCAGATTCTTACTACAGAGTGTATGATGGTACTAATAATACTATTCCTGTTGGTACAGATCCTAAGTCAGCGGTAACATCAGTAGACATTAAAGTATATGTCAACAATGTTCTACAACCATTTGTTACTGCTTATGTGTATGACGGAACAATCGGTAGTATTATTGTAAACCCATTATTTTTAAATCTTCAAGATGTTATTAAAATTGAAATTTCTAACTCGGCAGAATATCTAATAGTTGATAACACAATTGTTATTCCTAACACAGTTACTCTGCATGAAAATGACACAATTGAAGTTACTTGGTTCAGTGAATACCCAACATTTAACATATTGTCGGATACATACTCAGGTGGCAAGGTACAATATCAACTAGCAAGACATCCGTTGGATGCAAGCTATGTTTGGGTATATAAAAACGGCGAAAGATTATCTAGGGGAATAGATTACTATACAGTATTCCCTAGAGATGTTGTATATCTAAATGTTCCAAGTACACCTTCTGACATTATTGAAATTGTACTATTTGGAAATAACATCTACAAAGATCCTAGAAGTTTTGAAATCCATAAAGATATGTTGAATATTACGCATTATAAGAGATATTCTTTAACTAAAACAAAACTATCTAAAGATTTATACTACTACGATCAAGAAATACATGTAACTGATGCATCGACATTGGATGAACCAATTCCCTCTAGAAATATTCCAGGCATAGTTGTAATCAACAATGAAAAAATTGAATATATGGTAAAAACAGGTAATGTTCTTAGCCAGTTGAGACGAGGTAGTTTAGGAACAGCAATTAAAGAATTGCACTCTGTAGGCAGCCGAGTAGTCAATTCGGGAACAACTGATTCAATACCATATGCTGATAAACAAGAGCGTTCGGATTTTGTTAGCGATGGTAGTACATTACTAATTGGACAGTTGGAGTTTATTCCAGCCAAGTCAGATAGAGTACTTACTACTAGAACAACTATTCCAGCAGAGTATGGAATATGCGATCAAGTTGAAGTATTTGTTGCCGGCGCAAGATTACGTAAAGATCCTATAACTGTATATGATGAAACATTAGGAGCAAGTAGTCCGTCTGCAGACAAAGTTCTAGAACCTGAATTCACAGTCAACGGAACAGATGCTACAATTCGTTTAACTACAGCAGTACCGGCAGGTACTAGAATTCTTATAATTAGAAAAATAGGAAAACTTTGGTACGAAAGAGCAGATACTACAGCTAGTAAAGGTGTAACTTTGTTAGATAACGATACTCCGATTGCTAGATTCATAGATCAAAAAGCAACTGAGTTGCCAGAATAAATAGTATATGGAGAAAAAAGAACCTAATATGGAACAAGATCAAAATTATAATAGGGAAAAACCCGAGCAAAAACCGCATGAAAACGGTGGTTTTCATTTCGAAGGGCATATCAAAATTTTTGATCCCGAAACCAAAGAAGTGTTTGTAAACAAACGCAACGCTATTCATTATGAAAATATGAGTGTAGCCATGGTAAACAGTCTTTCAAACCAAGGGCAAGGCACAATATATCAAATGGCATTTGGCACAGGCGGAACTATTGTTGATCCAACTGGACTAATTTCATATCTTACACCTAATACAGTTGGAGTAAACTCAAGTTTGTACAACCAAACGTATCAAAAGGTTATTGATCAAAACTCCACACAGAATTCAGATCCGGTACGAAATAAGATGGAAATCCGCCACGTGAGTGGTGCAACATACAGCGATATCGTTGTTAGTTGTTTATTAGACTACGGTGAGCCAGATGGTCAAGATGCATTTGATAACAGCCAAACAATGGATGGTACATTTGTATTTGACGAATTAGGACTAAAAGGATTTAGCCCCTCGGGTGATGGAAAATTACTAACCCACGTTATTTTCCACCCGGTGCAAAAATCATTAAACAGACTTTTACAAATTGATTATACAATTCGTATTCAAAGTTTAACTGGCTTTAACGAGGTTTAATCATGCCATATAATGTAAATTATACAGATAAACAGACTAAGTCTCCGATTACAGTATATGACAATACTTCGAGTACAGACACAAGTTTAGTATTTCCTGGACGTAACGTAACAGGATACGGACAAATTATTGCTGAAAACTTTCTACATCTATTAGAAAATTTTGCGAGCAGTGATCCTAACGGACCGGTAAATCCAATTGAAGGTCAGTTATGGTATGACACTGGAACAGGAACACTAAAGATATGGGACAATGCTAGTTGGAAAGCCGCTAGTAGTATTCAAAAAAGCACAAAAGAGCCATCCATCTCTGCAGACAAGGTTGGTGAAATTTGGGTTGATACAGTTAAACAACAATTGTACATTTGGAGTGGACAGACATGGGTTCTTGTAGGTCCTAACTTTAGTACAAACAGCGGATTGAGAACAGGTCCGGTAATTGAAACTATTGACGACTCGGATAACGTACAAAGAAACATTATTAAATTTTTAATTGATGAGATTCCTGTAGCAGTTATCAGTAAAGATACATTTACACCAAAGATTAGTATTTCAGGATTTGTATCAATCAAGTCTGGTATCAATATTAGTACCATAGCACTTGGTAACAGCGATGTAGCTCCGAAGGTGTATGGTACAGCTCAAAATGCAGACGCATTAAATGTTGCAGGTGTAGAAATTCCGGCAGCAAAATTTTTAAGAACAGACGTTGTAAACACAACAGAATACGGTCTCAACGTTCGAAACAACAGCGGTATTACACTTGGTGTTGATGGGACATTTAGACTAGCAACATCGGTGACTGCCGCAAGAATTTATAATGCTACTCCAGGTAGTAGTTTAGATTTACAGGTAAATGTGGACGGTGCGGCTAATACTACTTTGCGAATTATAGGAAACAAGGTAGGTGTAAACGTATTGTCCCCACAACAAGCAGTAGACGTTGATGGTAATATTCAAACAAACGGTAATTTAATTGTTACTGGTACCGATGCAAGTACTAACCTTAGCAATGGTAGTATACGAACTGCGGGTGGCGCATCTATTACAAAAAATCTTTTAATAGGTGAAAGTTTAACAGTTGGCGGTAGTTCAATACTACACAATACTCGCCCTTCTACAACAGAGTTGTATGATATTGGTGCATCATCTTTTAGATGGAATACTGTTTATGCTAAAACTATTCAAGCAGATTTCTTAAATGGTGTGTTGCAAGGTGACGTTGCAGGTAATGCAAGGACAGCAACTAATTTAAGACAACCGACCGGATTTCAAATGATCGGCGACGTAACATCGGAAGTGGTACAGTTTGATGGATCAGTAGGCGGACTTAGTAAGGTATTCAATACTGTATTGACCGCTAACATTATTGCTGGTAAGAGCGAACCGTTTCCAAATAAATCAAAGAAAGAAGATTCTATTTTAGTATATCGTCCAGGTAGCGGTTTGTTACAAGAATCTCGAGATGTATTTGTTGCAGACTTAGGAGTACCTATTGGTGCAATTTTACCGTTTGCCGGATTAAACGTTCCGGACGGTTATTTGTTATGTGACGGTAGCGAACAAGAAAAATCAAAGTATAGTGATCTATACGATGCAATTGGTAATACTTATGGAATTCCAAGTCTTGGAGTAAACACATTCCTATTACCAGATCTCCGCGGACGTTTTCCGTTGGGACGTGATAACATGGATAACGGTAGTACAGTTCCAAATGCGGACGGCGGATTTGTTGATGCAGGTGGCGGAACAGCCGGAAGAGTATCAGGAACTTCGGCAGCAACACTAGGTGGAGCCGCAGGCGCCGCAAGTAACGTGTTAGAAACAAGAAACTTGCCAGACCATGAACATGAATTAAAACCACCAGGTACTGACAAACAGTTTACAGTGGTTAGACTTGATAGTGCAGTTGTTCCGGGAACATCTCCTGGACCAGGCTTAGGTCCAACAGCACCTGGACAAGCGCAATATTTGAATACAACTGGTTACATTAAAACTTCTTCATCGTTGTCATCACCATTTAGCGTATTAAATCCTTATCTGACAATCAATTACATTATCAGATCTGGACCACCAGCATTCTAATAATCGGAATTATAAAATGTCTTATATCATAAACAAAAGCGATGGGAGTATTTTAGCAACAGTGGCAGATGGTCAAGTTGATCAACTGTCATCCGATCTAACTCTTATTGGAAAAAACTATAGTGGATTTGGTGAATCGTTAAACGAAAACCTTGTTAAACTATTAGAGAATTTTTCTAGTGTTACTGCACCAGCACATCCTATTAAAGGTCAAATTTGGTTTGATGTTGCTGAATTAAAATTAAAAGTATATAACGGTATTAGTTTTGTTCCAGTAAGTTCTGCAACAATTTCTAATACTCAACCAGCAACACTGGGTGTTGGCGATTTATGGTTTAATGATGTCGACAAGCAATTATTCTTTTATGACGGTACCAACACAATTCTTTTAGGACCAGCTTACTCTGCATCTCAAGGTATTAGCGGTTTAAAAATTACTAATATTTTAGACTCTCAAAATGCATCACATGTTATTGCGTCTTTATATATTAGCGGTGTGCTATTAGGCATTTTTTCTAAAGATGGTTTTTCACCAAAGATAGCAATTTCTGGATTTGCTGGAGACATTGTTCCAGGATTTAACGCTGGAACACTAGCAGGTATTAAATTTCAAGTAACAGCAACTAACTCTGAAAAATTAGGTAATCAACCAGCCGCTTCGTATCTAAGAAGAGATACTGATAACATCATCAACGGTCAGTTGGCAATTACGTCTAACAGAGGATTGTTAGTAGGCGATGCGTCTCAAGCACAAATTATTGTTGTCGACGGAAACGTTCAATTCTTGAACGACTTAGAAAACAAAAATATTACTATCAAAGTAAAGCGCGGTACTGCGGTTGATTCGGTAATTGATATAAATTCTGTAAATCAGCAATTAAATTTTTATGCGTTAAATCCGTCTAGTGAAGTTGTGTTTGGCGGCAACGTAACTATAAACGGCAATCTAACAGTACAAGGCGATTCTGTAACAATCAATGCTAGTACACTAACAGTTGAAGATAAGGCCATTGAGCTTGCTAAACAAACAGGCGTAACCCCAACAGACGCTAACGCTGACGGTGGTGGCATAATTTTAAAAGGCGCTTCGAACCATTCGTTGTTATGGACAATAGCAACACAAGCATGGAACAGTTCTGAAAGCATAAACTTAGCAACAGGTAAAACATATAAGATTGACGGTGTCGAAGTTATTACAAAAACATCGTTAGGCCCAACTATTACATCAATTCCGGGTGTAACTAGTTTTGGTACACAGACAAGATTGTCAGTAGGCCCAGTGTTACCAACTCCTGATTCGGGCAATCCACCGACTGAATATATTAGAATTGAAAATAATGTTATTTCTACAATACAGGCTAACCAAGATTTGGTATTGACACCAAATGGAGCAGGTAATGTTGTATTAGGTGGTACACCACAGATTAAAGGATTAGGCGACCCTAATCTAGCTAACGATGCTGCCACAAAGAATTATGTTGATAATACTATTCAATCTAGGAACTTAGTATTTTCAATGGATATTTCAGACGCACTTTCAAACTCAGGTATTGCAACCTACATAACACAAATAGCACCACCGTCAGAATATAGAAACGGAACAATTGCTAGGGTGTTATGTACATCTATTTCAAACGGCTCGCCACAGTTGAATATCAATAGTTCGTTGAATACACACCAAACAGAATTTATTACCCCGGATGCACCAGGGTCACATGTTCCAGGTGGATCTGCGTTCGGTATAGATAACGTATCATTCTCAACAATTACAGTTCCTGCACCAGTAGTTTCTGTATATAGAACAGTCAAAATTTTCCAGCTAGTTGCTGGAGCATGGACATTCGTGTCATAAAGGTTTAAGGAGCGATTAGGAATGGCATATACACTGAATAGATATAGCGGACAACAGCTACTAGTACTCGAAGATGGTACATTAGATGCGTCAACTAGTCTCGGACTTGTTGGTAGAAACTATACAGGTTACGGCGGAATTCAAAACGAAAACTTTTTATATCTATTAGAAAACTTTTCAAATAAGTTGCCTCCTACTAGACCACTATCTGGACAATTATGGTATAATAGCGATACAGATAAGTTAAATGTATTTGACGGTACAAACTGGAAGTCGGCAGCTTCTGCTAGTTATGGTCCAGATGCACCGGTAGGTGCTGATGGGGATCTTTGGTACAATTCTACAATTGGTCAATTAAATGTATATGCTAGCGGTAGTTGGCACCTAATTGGCCCAGAAGCTGTCACAGGATTTGGCGATACTAAATTATCTTCAATAGTTGTTTACGACACAAGTGGATTCAAGCATCCGTTAGCTGTAATGAAAGTCAACGGAGTGGTAGAAGCAGTATTTGCTTCAGAAGCATTTGAAATAAATGGAGTGAATCCAATTGCAGGATTTACAACTCTTAGCGCCGGTATAAATGTTAAACCGAACTCCTTAGTAGTTGGAGCATTAAAAGGTAATGCTGACACAGCGTCTAAACTATATTCAACAGTTAAAATAAATTCAGTAAACTTTGACGGCTCTGCTGATATTACAGTAAAAGCATCAACAACGTATGCTCTACAAAAGGGAGATTATATTGTTGGCGGAAACTTTGATGGATCCGTTTTAAGATCTTGGTCTGTTGATGCGTCGACAACCGCCACTCCTGGAAAGATTGTGGCACGTAACGCTAGCGGAAGTATTTCTGTTGTTGATCTAACAGCAAGAGATGCCGATATAAGAGATATTACAGGACGCAATGCTACGTTTGCATCACTGACCGCTGATGAGTTCATTGGTGCAGTATTGACAGGTAATGCGTCAACTGCTACACAATTACAAACAGCAAGAAACATAAATGGTGTTTCCTTTAACGGAACGGCCGACATCACAGTTACAGCAGCCGCAGGAACACTAACAGGTACTAGATTAAATCCTACAATTACAGAATCTAATTTAACTTCGTTAGGAGTAATTGGAACTTTAGTAACATCTAATGACGGAATTGTTGTAGGGTCTGGATTTACAATACAAAATACAATCACTGATAAAGCTCATATTACCAGTTCATCTGTAAACGGTATTCTGTTTACAATCAATAAAAGTGCCGATGGTAGTCTTGGCGGACAATCAGGATTAGCGATTGGAGCAGTAAACGGATCGTTATCTACCGGCACCGACGTTCCATCGTTGAATCCAACAGCTCCAAATGCATTTTCTTTAGGTACACCAACACAACAATTTAAAACATTGTATTCATCTTATGCAACAGTAGGCAGAGTAAACAGTTCTAGAATTGATCCAAAAGACGGTGAAGATACAGTTACGTTAGGTGGCAATGTTGTAGTAGAAGGTGACTTTACAGTCAACGGAAATGTTACAACAATACATTCAACTAATATGCAAGTTGATGATATTGCCCTAGTTTTAGCCAACGGTGCGGCCAATCCAACAGCGGCTAACGGTGCCGGTATTTCTATTGATGGTGCAGGCGCCTCATTGTTCTATACAGTTGCTGGCAACAAGTGGAATGTAAACAAAGATTTTGATGCTGGCACAAATGACTTTATAACAACCGGATTATATCGTGGTACAGCAACAGCCGCTCGTTATGCTGACCTAGCAGAAAACTATATAGCAGATGCACAATATGAGCCAGGCGAAGTTTTAGAGTTTGGTGGTGAATTTGAAGTTACTATTGCTCATGATGGCACTACAAAAGTAGCCGGAGTTGTATCAACTAATCCAGCACATTTAATGAATTCTGATTGCCAAGGGCAGTATGTAGTTGCAGTGGCATTGCAGGGTCGTGTTCCTGTTAAAGTAAGAGGTGAAATTCGTAAGGGTGATATGCTAATTGCCGCCGGAAGTGGCTTTGCAAGACGTACAACAAGCCCACAAATTGGTACAATTATCGGTAAAGCACTAGAAGATTTCAATGGTATTGAAGGTGTTATCGAAGTTGTAGTGGGTAGAATCTAAAAAAGGTTCAGATAAATAACAATAGATTATGGAGCAAAGCAATGGCTTATCAAGTAAACAGGTATAATGGCGCTTTTTTAGTTTCCGTTGAAGACGGAACAATTGATACAACCACCGATCTGCGTTTTGTAGGTAAAAACTACGCTGGTTACGGTGAGATTCAAAACGAGAATTTCCTACATTTATTGGAAAATTTTGCCAATACATCTGCTCCTCCTAAGTCTGTAGCTGGTCAAATTTGGTATGACAGCACAAATAAGAAACTAAGATTCTTTGATGGTGCCAAATATAAAGTTGCTAGTGGTGCTGAAGTAAGCACCACTGCACCATCTGGTCTAACTGCTGGTGATTTTTGGTTCGACGAAAACGCCAATCAGTTGTATACATGGTCAGGAACAGAGTTTGTTCTAATTGGACCAGCGGCAGCTCCTGAATTTGGAGCGTCTGCGGCTATTGGTCAAGTGGTACAAGACTCAATAGGTACCCCACAAACCATTGTAAAAATGGTGGCAGGTGGTGACACAGTTGCAATTGTAAGCAAAACAGAGTTTATATTAGGATCTGTAAACCCAATTACTGGATTTAGTAGAATTAAAAAGGGTATTACACTGATCAACACAGACCCACTGACTGGTGTAACATCAGTTTCGTCAGGCCAATACTTTTGGGGAACTGCATCAAACACACTTAAATTGGGTGGCTTAGGTGCGGATCAATATCTAACCAAAGGTAGTATTACATTTGACGAACAAGTTGCATTTAAGGATCCAGGTTTTACACTAGGCAATGACAAAGATCTAGCAATATATAAAGAAACTCAAGATCCGTTCTTTAATGATACTGGCGGTAATCCTCTAAGAGATGAAGACCAAGTTGTTTTTGAACAAACATTAGCTAATCAACCTATTACTATTCGTATTAGATACAACGATGTTGAAAAATATAACGTACTTAAAATTAGAGCCTCTGGGATGTTCCCGGCAAATGACGGTGTTACCGCATTAGGATCAACTACTAAGAAGTGGTCTGAGATTTATTCTAATACATTTTATGGTGCATTCACTGGTAATTTAACTGGTGATACAACAGGTGCGCACAATGGTAATCTAAAAGCAGATGATGCCACCGTTGCATTTAATTCTGCAACTAAAACATTCTTTGGAACTATTGGTTCTCCAAGTAGTAGATCGTTAGTATATGGTGACTTGGTAGGTGAAGTTACAGGATCAGCTACTAGTGCTACTAAATTAGGATCATACAGTCCTAGTATTACGGTAGCCGCAGAAACAGTAGCAATTAGAGATACATCAGGAAGTTTGACAGCGACATCATTTATTGGTACAGCAACACTTTCTGATAGATTAAAAATAGATAACACAGCAGTTGATAGCGATGCTAATTATAGATCTGCTAAAACAACAGCTACACCTCAAACAATTGCGGCACGTGATAGTAGCGGAAATCTAGTAGCAGTATTATTTGATGGTACAGCAACAGCCGCTCGTTACGCCGACCTAGCAGAAAAATATTTGGCCGATGCAGAATACGAAGTCGGAACCGTTGTAGCAGTGGGCGGTGAAAAAGAAGTTACAGCATGTAATTATGGTGATCGTGCATTAGGCGCGGTTAGTGCTAATCCAGCTTTTATGATGAACAAAGATCTAGAAGGTGGTACATATGTTGCGTTGAAAGGTCGTGTTCCAGTTAAAGTAAGTGGTGTAGTTCGTAAAGGACAGCGTCTAATTGCTTCTGCAAATGGAACAGCTAGTGCCGCAGTACCACACGCTAACGATGTTTTTGCTATTGCTCTTGAGTCCAGCGACGAAGTTGGAGTAAAGCTAGTTGAATGTGTAATATTATAAGGAATTTGAAATGACCACGACAGGAGATTTAATATCCGCATCTGATTATAATACTATTCGAACAAAAATTGTTCAAGTAATGGGTGTTGGATCCGGAGACCGCGGTTATGGACAAGCAGTAGCAAGTACTCCAGTTACTTCTTTAGTAGATAGAGTTACTAAAGCTCAATGGGATGCCTTGCGTTTTGATATTATAAATGCCAGAGTTCACCAAATTGGTGAAGCTCCTGTAATGACAATTGTATCAAAGACCGATCCTATTAGATATGGAGTAAATCAACCTAATTACCAATACGATACACTAGCAACTTCTGCAGATACCGATCGCAAATTAGTTGCTAATGGTCAATTTATTTTGGCATCTGCAACAAATCAAACATATTCTAGTGCATGGGCAAATAGTGTGGCATGTACAGTTACCGCAACATTTTCTACAGTAGACCAAGCAAGATACTTTTTTAACTCTGGTGGAAAAATTCGTTTTACTTCTAGCAGAACTGGCGGAACATCATCACAACAAAATGATTTCTGGACTGGGTTGTTAAATGCAGTCGGCGCTCAAGACTTTGGAATAAGTTCAGCAGTAGGATTTTATGGATTGACTACTAGTTATCAAACACTTTATAGTTCTTTGCATACATATTCCAGCATTTATTCTTCAAACAGTTATACAGTACAGGTTAAATGCGATGCTACAGGCAACGCTAGGATTGTAACCTTTCTAATTACTTGGACTGATAGCTATACAGATCCGGGATTTCCGCCACCTGGCGACCTAGTTGACGGTACACTTACTCTTACTGTTGATGAAGTTAGAGCATATGGTACCTTATTACCAGACAATATTCCAGGCTCTTTTGCAGTTACAAGACCAGCATATTCAATATCAAGCATCTCAGGCTCCTAATTGTTTAAATAACCAGCTGGAGGAAATCAATGGCAGTTTATGATACAATTAGAACACCCGATTATAATGACATACGTAACACAATTATAGCTGTCATGAATACCGGCTCCGGTACGCAAGGCTACGGGCAAACAATATCAAGTTCTCCAGTTTACGAAGGTGACTTTGTAACAAAAACTCAGTGGGATGCATTACGCTTTGACATTGTAAATGCAATTGTACATCAATCTGGACAAGTTCCAACAATTACACAACCAGCCGAAGGTGACACTATTTCTTATGGTGCTGCCATGCCAAACTATCAATATCTTACTTTGGCAAATTTGGCAAACACAAATAGATTTGATTTAGGCACAGGACAGTACGCATCAGAATCAGGAACGTTTACATCAAATGCACTTACGTGGAATAGTGCAGTGGCAGCAACAGTGACAGCATCTTTTGCTAGTCATGATGCCGCAAGATATTTTTTCAATTCTGGCGGAAAGATTAGATTTAATTCTGCACTATCTTCACATTTAAATAACCAACAAAACAATGCTTGGGAAACACTACTAAGTTCTGCAGGCACAGTATCGTTTGGCGGAAATAGTCCGTCGGTAAATTTTTATAATTTAACCACATCTGATCAAACATTTTATAGTGTAAATTCTAGTACTCCTTATGCTGCCAATAAATGGGAAATAAAAGCCAAATATAATGGCGCAGGGCTTATTACTTTTACGTCACTTTGGACAGACGGATACGTTGATCCAGATGTTCTTGCAGGAAATCCTCCGAACACAAATCCTCCAGACGGATATGTTAGCGGTACATTGGCTCTTACCGTAACTCATCTAAGAGCAACCGGGTCCTTATACCCTGCATTGGTAGCCAATTCTTTCTCAGCGCCAAGACCTTCCTACACAATTTCATCTATAGGTTAGTCATAATTACAGATCTCTAAGTTTTACTCCTATAAATAAACAGACTATATTATAGGAGTAATCATGGAAAGCCTTTTAACTCAAGCATTGGAGTTTTCTAATTATAAGCAAACTCTCTCCATCCAACGAAAAACATTAAAAGAACGCATTGATACCCAACTCACAATTGGACATAATGGCGGCATCTTTAAAATCAACAGAGATTTAATCACGTTTGTGCAATTTGTTATTGACACTGGGCGTGTAGTAGATGTACCATTTTTAGACTCAAACGATAATCCTGTTATTGTAACTGATCTTCTTGCTTTTAAAGATGATATTGTAGATAGATATTTTACCGCAACATACGAATACTATCAAGAATACGAAAAAATTAAAAAAAGCAGAACAGTTGAGTCATTGGTTGATCTATGAAAAACGGCGGCCTAATTTTTGCTCACAATAGTCGTGAAGTTGACTATGCTTTGTTGGCAGTTATTTCAGGCGGCCTAGCAAAGAAATATTTAAATATTCCTTTAACATTGGCAGCCGATGCCGCAACAACTACTTGGATGAAAGAGTCAGGCATTTGGGACAAAGCTAATACAGTATTCGAAAATATTATTGAAGTAGCTAGACCTGATACTAAAAATGTACGCCGTCTAAACGATGGCGCGGCATCTAAAACAGTACCGTTTATAAATGCAGATAGGGCTTCTGCTTGGGACATTACTCCGTATGATCGTACTTTGTTATTAGACAGCGACTTTTTAATTTTTTCAGATCAGTTAAACAACTACTGGGACATCGACGAAAGTGTAATGGTAGCTGAGGCAATGAATGACATTCGTGGCGATCGTAGCGGATTCTTAGACCGTAACGTGTCTGACACCGGAGTTCATTTATTTTGGGCAACCAATGTTATGTTTACCAAAAATAATGAAAGTAAAATTTTCTTTGATTTAGTAAAATATATTCGTGATAATTATTCACAGTTTGGTGATGTTTTTAGGTTTGATACCCAACAATATAGAAATGACATTGCTTTCAGCATTGCTAAACACATCATGAATGGATTTATAGAAAATAAATCAAATTCGTTGCCGCCTTTATTGACAACAATCGACAAGGATTTCCTGCACGATGTTACTGGCGATAAGTTATTATTTTTAATAAACGATACACTGAATCCAGAATTATTTAATGTTTGTTCTATCAAAAAAACAGATGTTCATGTTATGAACAAACAAAGCATCGTTAGAAATAAAGATAAGTTTTTGGAGATGATATGAGATTTGGATATTTAATTATTGTAGCTAAAGATGCAGATGTTGATTATACCAAACTAGCATATTCATTGGCACTAAGTATAAAAAATACACAGAAGCACGGATATAATGATGTAGCATTGGTAACTGATGACATTGAAGCAGTTTCACAGTTAAAGTCCCCGTGGGTGTTTGATCAAGTTATCGAATGGGATAAAGAAAAACACTGGGACGGTCGTAGTTGGATGGATAAATTATCACCATTTGATTATACAGTATGCTTGGATGCAGACATGTTGTTTACTCGTGATTATAGTCATTGGATTGAATATTTTATTAAAAATTCAGATCTATATGTCGCTAATAAATCTTATACCTATAGAGGAGAAGAAGTCACTGGCGACTTCTACAGAAAAGCATTTGTGAAAAATGACTTACCTAATTTGTATTCTTTCTACACTTTTTTTAAGAAAGATTCCGAGTTGGCAAAAGAATTTTTTACCTTAGGTAGATATATTATTAAAAATCCTAACGAATTTAAGAATGTGTTCTTTCCAGATTTTAAACCTAAGGTCGTTGGTACGGACGAAGCGTTTGCATTGGCAGCTAAAATATTAGATATAACTGATGAAATAGCATATCCTTTAGAATTTCCAAAAGTAGTCCATATGAAACCGATGATTCAAAATTGGCCATGGCCTGCAACTAAATGGTCTGATCATGTAGGATTTTATTTTACATTAGACAATGAAGTTAAAATTGGTAATTACCTGCAAAGTGACATTGTACACTATGTAGAAAAACAATTGATAACTGACGAAATTATCAGTATACAGGAAGAAAAATTATGGCAGAAATAGACTTTGACGAATGGATTAAAAATTTTAAACCACCAGAAGTAAAATTTTACGCATTGTTTGATCCTGCCGACGGTAAAGTATCGGGAATATATCCATCGGGAGCTCTTGAGGATACTAAAAACACAGTTGAAATCGATCAAGAAACTGCATCTCTTATCAATGAAGGAAGCCTTAAACTGAGTTCTTGTTTTGTAGATATGAGTTCTGGATCTTTTAAAATTGCTGAAATTAAAAGTTTAATAAAAATTGATGACGTGTTACATAGAGTGATTGCTAAAGAATGGTCTGATATCACAGATCCTGATATTGCCATCACACATGATGTTGAGAATAAATCTTTAATTTTTGAATTATCTTCAAAGTACGAAGGGACAAAACAATCTCCAAGTGCTTCTAAAAGAAAAATCCACTGGGACGGTAGTACAGAAATGTGCTTCTTGATTACCAACTATAATGACCCTAATATTATTAGGTCTATGATAAAATTTAATATTGAAGATCTAGTAGGCAAAAGTAATACATTTGAAAACTTACCGCTTGATGGTAAATTTAGCGTTTATACAAAACGTTTATTCCCTCTTTACATTATCGAAACAAAATGAAAGTAATTGAATTTGATGTTATCTTCCTTAGCTATGACGAGCCAAATGCAGATTTAAATTATGCAGATTTGTGTGCCAAGGTGCCTTGGGCAAAACGTGTACATGGAGTCAAAGGTTCCGATCATGCACACAAAGCCGCTGCCAATTTAAGTGAAACAGATTGGTTCGTAACTGTCGATGCTGATAACATTGTGGATCCTAAATTTTTTAATTTAGATCTCGAAATGAGTGATCCTAAGATTCAAGTCTACGGCTGGTGCGGTCGCAATGTTATAAACGGATTACGATACGGAAACGGTGGCTTAAAAATCTGGAAAAAAGATTTTGTATTGAATATGAAAACACATGAAAACTCTGACAGTGATCGTGGACAAGTTGATTTTTGTTGGGAAGATGGATACAAAAATTTCCCTATGAGTTTTAGTGATAGTTATGTTACCTCGAGTCCCTTTCATGCATGGAGAGCAGGATTCCGTGAAGGAGTCAAGATGACATTACTCGACGGAGTAAAAGTCCCCCCAACTGAAATTCAAGAACGTATCTGGTGGCATAATATTCATAGATTACGTATGTGGAGTACGGTTGGTGCTCATGAAGAAAACGGAATCTATGCAGTTCTTGGCGCAAGACACGGAACATACATGGCTAATTGTACAGATTGGGATTATATACAGGTACGTGATTTTGAAGTTTTGAGAGATATCTATAATGCTGAAATCAAGCCAATAGAAAAAGATCAAGATAAAATTGTTGAACTAGTCAAACACTATGGCAACGAATTAAAATATAAGTTAGGATTACATTGGGTGTATATGGATGCTGACCAAAGCAAATACACATATGATCTCTATAATGAAACATTAAATCTAAACGCTACTTATTATAGAATGCCAGATAATGTATGATATATTTTATATTTCTTCAACAAACAAAGACAGCGATGCTTGGTTAAAGTTTAAATCAAAATATCCTACTTCGCATAAAATTCATGCTGAAGCATTTGATAAAATTCCCAAGATGTCATTCACAAAAATGTTTTGGGCAGTATGGGAAGATGTCGATGTAGTTGAAGATTTTGACCTCAGAAAATTTACAGTACCAGCATGGGATCAAACATATACTCATGTGTTTGCTAACGGATTTTACGGGTATCGTCGTGCTGGAGTTTGTCTATTTCCTAAAAATGTTACAGTATCGAATAGAGAATTAAATTACAGATTTTTTGTATCTAAAAAAGAAATAGATATTGTTGCTAGCAATCCTCGTGTGTATGATCAATTTGTAATCAATACATATGAAGATTATGAATTAGCAGTAGAAAAATCAACAACAGAAATGTTTTGGTGTATTTGGCCCGATGTCGAAATACTAGATAAGTCGGTGCTTGAATGGTATTTTGATCCGTTAGATGGCGCAACTGAATACGATAGACACGCCACACATATTTTTAAAAATTCATCTAATGGAGTTGAATCGTTTGTAAGCGGTGTAATCCTAAGTTCTAAATTTAAACCTTTATCGAAAAGAGAAATTGAGCATAGGTTTCCTATAGAAAAGAAAGAACAAGATATTGTAGTTAGTATTCATAGATATCCAAGATATAAACTAACTACCTACGATGACTACATTAAAATATTAGAATCATCAAACCATCAAATGTTTTGGGGCATCTGGCCCGATATAGAAATAATAGACAACGCTGTTTTTGATTTGTATTTTAATCCTAGAGATGGAAAATACGATTACGAGCGATCGGAAAATCATATATTCAAAAATTACTGTAATGATAAATCTTCATATCTTAGTGGAGTAATTTTATTTTCTAAAGACAAAGTTATATCAAAAAAAGAATTTAGCAGACGGTATCTTATCGATAAAAAAGAACACGATGTTGCCGTTAGTAGATATAGATATCCCAGATACGCTTTGTCGACATACGAAGAATATCTTGATATTTTTGAAAAAGAAACATCGACAATGTTTTGGTGTATTTGGTCTGAAATAGAAATAACTGATAGTACTGTATTTGATTTATATTTTGATCCCAATGACGGCAAGTACGACTTTGATCGTGGTATCAATCATGTTTTCAAAAATCAATTCCGTGATGATACAAACTATAACGGACTTATGCTTATGTCAAAAGCACAGCCAGTGTCAAAAAAAGAAATTGATTTTAGATTTTTAATTTCTAAAAAACAACACGAAGCCGTAGTGTCAAAAAATAAATTATACGATATTGTGTTTATCAGTTATAATGAACC